GTCCTCAAGGCCAGCACTCAATTCTCTGACCTCTCCGCTACTCAGGTATTAGCCTGACCCCAACGGCGCAGCCATGAGGAGTGGCTGCAAGATTGCCTGCAAGGAAATTGTCTAGCGCTTACATTATATAAACTTTACAATGAAGTGTAAAGAACGGCTATTCCTAATAAGTTTAGGATAATCAGATAAATTTATCTTAATAGTTTAATAGATTAAGAGTTTAATAGATTAAGATATTAAGATCTGATTCTCTCCAGAGATTAATACCTGGAACTCCTGTACCCCCATGCCCAACCCGCGTTGGGTCCTCCTTGCCTGATCGGTTCGCCTAATGCACAAACGCCAAATGGAGTCTCCTAAAATTCATCTATAAACTTTAAACTTAGAATACCATTCTATAGTTTATTTATTGTAGCACATCGGGGTCCCATCTGTCAATGGACCGTTCGATCTAGTACCCAGTCCTCATAAACGACTGATTCTAAACGAAAGATTTTGCTGGACTAAGGCATGGCCAGCATGGTACGATGGCACTATCGAACGGGCCTGTCGTTTGGCCTATCTGGATTAGAAAATGCGTCTTAGGTGGCTCTCTTAGGATTCTCCTCATAGATCTGCCAACTATAGAGAGCCACATTTTGCGCTCGCTAACGCTCGCGCAAAGCAATGATTGGTTAGAATGTTCATTTCTAAAGAAGAGCTAGACCGTCGCTTGAAGTCAACTGACCGGCTGAAATCTGGTTATGACAAGTCTGCCCCAAAGCAAAATCAGGTCCCATATAATAAGGATAAGTCGAGCACTGTAGATCCCTCGCAAGCAACTGATTCTACAAGGTATAATGCCAAAAACGCTTGCAGAGTGAAGTATCCGGTTGATCCCAATGGACTTGTGGGAGGCCCCAAATCTAAAATCAAGGACGCTCATCCTGAACTAAATCCAGCAAGCGATCTTGGCGTCTGCACCTCTATTGCTGCTGATTTACTCACTTGCGCTCGTAAATCAGCAGATAGCAGCTCATCAATTCCAAATAAGGTAAATACTAAGATAGAATCACTAAGAGACCTTGCCCTTGAAAAAACATTGCAGGCTCTTGGTCTCATTACTATTGATAAATTGCTTGATGCTAATTTGGATGATCTGAGTAAAGTCGCTTTTCGTTTGTCTCAAATAGCTATTCCTAAGTTTGATTCTACTGAGGACAATTCCAAGATAAACATTACGATATACGCCCCAGAGCAAAAGCTGGAGAGTTCTTATAAAACAATAGAAGTATTAAGGCAATGAAACAGAAACAAGTATTTGAGATTCGTCCTACATGTTATGGTAGAGGAATTATAGAAGACGTTGCAGTTACAATACCATGCCCAAGTTGTAATGGATCAGGTTTATTAATTTTTATTGACGTATTAAGAAATTAAAGTGCCAGAGAATAAGAAGAAAGCATTCCAAGCAAATCTTCGCAATGCAGAGCGAACTCCTATTCAAATAAATAGAGGCATGGATCTGCCTGGAACTGAAGTGTATGGTGGGTACAATCCAAGTCAAGGAATTATACATTTAGATGTTCCAAGAGGATTTAATTCTCCAATAGACATGAGTGATGCACTTAAGCATGAAGAAGTGCATCAGTCCTTGCATGGCCTTTATCCAAGCCCAGACCAGTATAAAGCTATATTCCATACAGTTCCTCCTCAGTATGAAAGTTATATTCCTAAAGATCTATCAGATAGATTAAATCCAAGTCCTACGAATCTATGGCATTGGTACTCAGGAAGTAGAGCAGGCTCTGCTGTAAATGAATTACCAGCATACATGTCCATATATAATCCAAATCAGTGGTCTGGCCAGGGCACAGGCACTGAAGTAAATCAGCCAATAAGGAATCAATACATGACAGATTTATATGAGTGGCTAAATACTATAGGTCAAGCTAAGAAGGCACAGTTTTTACAGCATCTAATTAGTGGACGTGAGCAAGCCCAAAGAATATATCCTTCTCAAAATGTAGGGAATATTCAACCTTGAAGAATTAATTTGATTCATTTGGAATTGCTATGGTCGCTAACTCTCCGCAAGAAATTTATATTAAATTTCTTGCCTCAACGCAAAGGCGCTCATGTACTCATAATGAACATATTCAAAATAATAAAGATCTTAAGTGAGGTTGAGAAAATGGCAGCAACATTGGAACAATTACAGACTGATTTCAATTTATTCAAAACTGACTTTGCTTCTTTTGTAACTAATGTTCAATCTGCGCTAAAGCAGCTTAGCTCTGTCCAAGTAGGAACTCTAAATGCAGAGCAGCAAGCAATCGCGGACAATATAGATCAGGCAGTGCAACTGATGGATTCAGCTATGAAGAGTATTTCGTTCCCTGGGAATTAATGATTTTAAAATATCCCACTAAACAAGAGGTGGGATTTACTACGGAGCTAAGGCCAATAAAAATGAGGACCTTGGGATCGGTAAGAGAATCTAGACTCGATAACGATTGTAGTCCAAGCCTGCATTACCCTTTCTCCCGATGTAGGATTACGGTTATGGATTAGGAACAGGTAAAGCTGCTTAATTCCGGGGTAAAGAGTATACCTCTTTCACGTAATCCAAGTGGCGGCGGGCTGGAGATTCTGAGTGGCTTATGAACAATCTGTCCCGTTCGACGTCTGTTGGTGCTTTCTTACAGAGTCCACTCAGTAATATGTGAGTGGCACCAACTATTTTAAATATAATATAATGCCAAGTATAACCAAATCCTGGCAACCAAGCCAAAGACAGGAAGCATTTCTTCAACTCCCAGACAGTGTATTTGAAGCTTTATATGGAGGTAGTGCTGGAGGAGGAAAATCAGAGGCATTAGTAATGCTTCCCATTGCAAGACAATTCTATCTTCATCCTCGGTTCAAGGGCCTTCTCCTTCGTCGTACTTATCCAGAACTTGAACGGGAATTAATCATTCGCTCACAAGTGGATGGCTACTATAGTGCAACGGGAGCAACTTATAACGATCAGAAGAAATATTGGAAATGGCCATCAGGCGCCCGTCTACAATTTGGCCATATGGAAAACGAGAAGGACTGTCGTATATATGATACATCTGAGTATACTTATCTTGGATTTGATGAAGCAACTTCTTTCTCGCCATTCCAATACGAATATCTTGTTTATTCTAGATGTAGGTCATCAGATGCAAATTTGCCCGCGATCACGAGAGCAGGCACTAATCCAGGAGGAATAAGTCACAACTATTTCCGTGACCGATTCGTAAAGCCAAATCCAGATGGCAACTCAATAATTATTGAAGAGAAAATCATAAATGGTCATAGTATAAAGACCAAGCTTATATTTATCCCCGCTAAAGTTCAAGATAATCCCTACTTATTAAAAGCAGATCCTACTTATTTTGATAGGCTTAATCGTTTGCCCGAGGCTGAGCGACTAGCGAAAGCCGAAGGGGATTGGTGGAGTTTTACTGGACAAGTATTTAATGATTTTAGAACAGAACCACTAAATGGAGAGCCACATTACGCGAAGCATGTATGCAAACCATTCCCTATTCCAGAATACTGGCCTCGTGTCCTAAGTATAGATTGGGGATTTTCTGCCCTTACTGTAGCTGGATTCTACGCAATCAATCCATCGCCAGATTTGAAATTCCCTGCGAAAATTTACAAATACAAAGAGTACTCAGCAAGAAAGCAAAAGATTTCTGAGTGGGCCACTCAGATTAAATACTTAGTGAATCAAGACTCAGGTGGCATTTCCTATAGTGACATAGTGCTAGATCCATCTGCATTTGGTCATCGAGGTGATGAGATGACGATTGCAGAGCAATTTGAAAAACATTCAGGGCTATCTCCAAGACGAGCAGATAATGACCGTATTGGAGGAAAGCTCTTAATTCAAGAATACTTGAGATGGACAAATCCTCAAAGCCTGAACGCTATTCATTCATCAAATCTACAGTATGACGATTCCATTGCAGAAAGGATTTATAGATTGCAAGGCAATGGCGCCGTTGAGAAATATAAGTTGGCCTGTTCAAATGGGCTCGCTGTGCTCGCCCCAAATGAATTAGACAAATATCCCAAAATACAAATCTTCGAGACATGTGAGGGAATAATAAATCACCTTCCTCTATGCATATACAGCAAAGACAAACCTGAGGACGTTGAGGAATTTAAGAATGATACTGATGATTTCTATGATGAATTTAGGTATGGTCTTAAGGCATGTCAGTATTTCCTGGATAGTTCCCGTGATAAGCACGAGCTTGAGACTCAAAGGTCATCAATACTAAATAGAAATATTCAAACTCCTTCACAGATGACTAAGTTCTATATTGACATGGGAAATCTTGAGAAGCGAGAGTCAGGAATTAGTAAGGTAAGGAGGTATCGTCATGGAAGTAAAATACAGCACTCAACTTTTTGATGATCCTGATTGGCAGAGAAGTCATGAAATTATAGAAAAACAGACTGAACTTAATAAAGTCAGTAATTCTAATTCTAATTCTAATTCTAATTCTAATTCTAATTCTAATTCTAATTCTAATTCTAGTATTAAATTAATAGATAAACCATACGATGAAATAAATCCAGTTCATTATGGATATGATCCATTGAATCAAAATCCATATGAGGTAATTAAAGTAATTGAGGCTTGGGGTCTTGGTTTTTCTTTAGGAAGTGCAGTGAAGTATATAGCCAGGTCAGGCAAGAAGCCTGGAACCCGTAAAAGGACTGAATTAATGAAAGCAAAATGGTATCTTGAGAGAGAGATAAATAATCTAAAGGAATGAGGTTGGTAAATGACTCTAGCGTTTATACGTAAACTTATCAAAGTGCTTCCTATAATTAGTTTAGTTGCTAAGGTAGCGGAATTAGGAGTTGATTGGTATACGGAAAGGCTCTCAGTTAAAGTTGGTCATCACACTGACACTGAATTGCCAAAAGTTGAACCACCAAAACTAAAGGAAATAGAGATAATTCCAGCATCAGAAGTTAAGATCATTGTTTTGCCTAAGGAGTCAACGTAACGTGTCAATATTCATCTCAATTGAACATCTATTTACTTCAGATAAGGCAAAGGAAGTACTAAAAATAGTGAATACATTGGTTCCAATTGCCTTTCCCATTGTTGGTGAAATTGAAGCATTAGTTCCTAATAAAACCGTCGATCAAGTAATGAATGCATATCAGAAATTTGGTATTCCTTTAAATAATGCAATATCAACAAATGATCCTAGCCAAATAGGCAATGCTTTATTAAACTTGGGAACTTCTATTCTTCAAAAGAACTTACCACCGGATAAAGTAGATGCAAGTCTTTCTATTTTAAATACTGCTATTCAGTTAGCAGTAATTGGGAATAAGAAATAATGACGGTCAAAGCAACTAGGGAAGGTTTAGTGGGTGGCCTCACTAGTTCTGGGTATAAAATAGATAAGATAGTTCCTTTCGTTGCTTTGCCTAGTAGAAACGCCCTTCATAGATTCGTGAAATTAAGTAATCCAAAAAACGGAAAGTCCTGTTATGCAATAGTATTAGACGTTGGGCCTTGGAATGAAGAGGATGATTCTTATGTATTTGCAGGTAATCGTCCTGCTGCCGAGAGTGGACTTGATACAAGGAATAGAGTAACGAACAAAGCAGGCATTGATCTAAGTGAGAAAGTGTGGGAATTACTTGAAATGAAAGATAATACTGAAGTAAGTTGGGAGTTCATCTAGGCTAGGTTGCGAATGAATTTAGATTCAATGGATAGAGCGTTAGAGGATATAGATTGGGTAGCTGTCGTTTTAACTGGCGGTCCGCCATGCTTCTATATTGGAGAGGGAGATGTAGAATTTTGTTTTAGAGCAGAAAGATGGCATACTTCTAAGTTACATCATAAATATGTTTCCCTCAAAGATTTTGTTATTAAGTACCATGAACTAAGCACTATAGTGGCGAAATAATGACTGAATTAGAAACATACTTGATGAAGGAATTAAATCGAGAGCATGAACGGAATGATGCTCTTGTTGAGATTTTATTGCAGAATTTCAACTTGTTACCAAAAGATATACAAGTAAATTCAAATAAAGGAATAGGACACGAACCTTGGTATATAAGGAAAGTAAAGTTAGAGAAAATGTTTGCTACTGTGCCTGCTCTAAAAGAATCTGAAGAAATTGAAGAATCTGAAGAAATTGAAGGTAATAAATCAAATGCCAGCGAAGAGCGGTAAGCAATTTCGTTATATGGCTGGAGTAATGTCCGGCTCAATTAATCCAGGCAAATCAGGTCCATCTAGGTCGGTAGCTAAGGAATTCGTGGATAAGACTCCAAGCAACAAACGTAAGCGATTTGCAAGTAATTTAAGGAATTCAAATAAAAAATCAAGTTCAGGGTATTAGAAAGGAAGGAAAGAAATGAGTGTACAATTACCACCAAATTCAACCGGAAGCGTAGTAGACACACAAACAACAGTAGCAGGAAAAGAACGACAGGCAGTTATTAGGCCAGTCAGTGGGCAATTTAGCTTGACTCATACACCTGTCGCAGCAACGCAGGCAACTATTTCTGCTGCATCCGCTGGTGCAGGTAACAAAAACGTTGCTTCTGCAATTAGCTTCAGTATTTATACTGGAGCAACTGCTCAGACAATCATTGTAATTGCTCTTAGAGATGGGGCCAGCGGAGCTGGAACCATATTGTGGTCAAAATCGTGCGCACTAGCTGCAAGTTCATTCTGGACTGAGAACGTCACTTTGCCTGATCTGCAAGGGACGGCAGCTACTGCAATGACTCTTGAGTTTTCCGCTGCTGGAGTTGCTAATTCTGTGCAGAGTGTAAATCTCATGGGTTATACAACTGCGTAATGAATTATGCCTGGAAGTTGGACACAAAGAGAGACATTTCATATGTCTAGTGGATGTCCATTAAAGGGTGAACAACAAGAGCATGTCACTACGTTTGATGTACTATGTGATGGAAAGCCAATAAATGTCCAAAGAAAAAGAATTACAGAGGGTTCTCCTAACTATACAGTTAAGCAAGACATGCTAGTCACAGATGATGGCCAGGAATTGGATATAAGGAATTTAAGTACAAGAGATATCTATTCTTGGCTAGAGAAATTGGAGCTTGCAAATAAATGATATTACTTGGAGTGTTTCAGTATTTGGCGGGCGTATGGGAAACAACTGGAGTACCAGGAGCAGTGATTGTTGGACCATTTGGTCAAGTCATTAGTGACAAAGCTGTAGACATTAATGACGTGGCTATTACTGTAGGAAGTACCGTTAAGTTCATAGGCAAAGTAACTAAGATTAATGTGAGTGATCCACATTTTCAGGATATTGAAATCACAGGGATTTATCCAGATTCACTTACAGAAAAAGCCATAGGACTATTGGACCCAAATATTCCTAATTCGCTTGGAAGCATAAACACAAGGAATATAAGGTATTTTCATCCACTCCAATTGGTAGTTGGTTCTTAGTATGGTATCTTAGTATGGTATCTTAGTATGGTATCTTAGTATGGTATATGTGGATGAGTTGAGTATATGGGTAGGAGATAAATCTCCATCCTGCTTTAGGAATAAACCATCTTGTCATATGTATGCAGATTCACTGGATGAATTACATGATATGGCTGTTAAGATTGGATTACAGAAATATTGGTTTCAAGACAAAAAACATTTACCACATTATGATTTAACTCCAAGTAAAAGAAAGTTGGCCATAATTAATGGGGCTATCGAGACTGATTGGGAACATTTAGCTGATTTTGTAGACACGATTAGGATGAATAATAGACAAGCTGAAGTATGATGATCTTTGCCAGTCATTTCTTGAGTTCTACTTGGTATAGAACGGCGCTAACAGCAAGTCTTCGTGACATAAATGGAACTCAGCTTAACTTAGGAGATAATGTGAAGATTGAGGGAGTAGTGACGAGATTGATTCCTAGTAATAATGTCCTTGGTAACGCAGTAGTTCAAGCGAAGTATGGGCCTAGCTTGAATGTGAATACGTCAACTTTGAACTTAGTTAAAGAATGAAATTTGAGAGTGAGTTTCTAATATTAGCTGGTCAAGCATTTGGATGTAGGTATCAAATTATGGGTGGATATGTTATAGGAAAGAAATGGGCCATTTGTAAGACTAGCTTAGAGACTCTTAGTTACCAGATATGTGGGGAAATGGATAATCTCTTAGAGATGAGGCTTTTGTGTGAGGAAACCAAATTAAATTTAATTAAGGAGTAAAAGCAATGCCAGGAGATACGAATTTAGATTCAGCAGCAGTTGCAATTGCAGTGGGAAATACCGTAAACATCGTGGGAACAGTTACGGCCATAAATCTAGTAGATCCTAGGTTTAACGACATTGAAGTAACCTTGTCACATCCTGTGACTGGAGTAACTCCTACCGTTGGGAGCGAAGTGAACAACGGTGAAATCGGAGCTAGGAAGAAAGTATATTTGCCTGCTTCATGCGTAACTAAGGTTTAATTGGTTTAGCAAATGCCAAGAGCTTCTGAAGAGAATAATACTAGACTTTCAGAGGAACTTCAAGATTCATTGAAGGCAATAGTCAAATCGTGCGAAGAGGAAGACCGTGAAATTCGTCAGAGCATGATTAGGCAGTGGAAGAAGAACGAAGAATTCTGGCATGGCTTCCAGTTTTTGTTCTGGAGTGCTTCAGAACAAAGTTGGCGTAGTCCTCTTGACCTAAATTGGGGAGATACAGAAGATTTCGAAGATGTCCAAGAGCAATTTGGTAGCTTTTCGGATAAAGTTGTGGATATCTTCAGAGGGCATGGGGAAGCGATTATCAGTGCTCTAGCAAGTCAGATTCCTGCATTGCGATTCCTACCAGACGACGCTGATGAGATCAACGATTTGCTTACCTCTAGGACATATAGTAAGATTGCAGATTTAGTCAGTAGGCATAACAAAGCAAAACTTGTATTTCTCAAAGCATTATTCTTCCTTGCGATTCATGGCCTAGTTGCAAGTTATAGATATAAAGACAGCGATCTGGAATACGGAAGCTACACTGTGCCAGTATATGGAACTCAAGAGATTGACGTTCCTAGTCTTGAATGTCCAGAATGTAATTATACTGGAAGTGACTTTATTAGTCATGAATTGGGAGCACTTTGTCCTCAATGTGGACAGATAGTAAATCCAAATTCAATAACAACGAAAGAAAAGCAACCAATTAAATTAAGGGATGAACAATATCCGAAGACTAGAGTAAAATTAGATATCTTTGGGCCTTTGCAGTTCAAGATTCCTTATTATGCTCGGTCACAAGATGAATGCCAATACTTCATACTTTATGGTGATAAAAGTAAAGATGTAGTTAAAAGTGAATATCCTGAATTTGTTGATAAGATTGAGGGAGAATCTATTGAAAATGCAGATAGATTCAGTAGAAGTTTATACTCAAGTGAATTTGATAGAGAAAGTCAAAACAGACATTTGGTTACAGTAAAGAAGATTTGGCTTAGACCAAGTGCATTATATAGAGAAACAGAAAAAGAAAAACGAGATCAATTACTAAAGAAGTTCCCGGAGGGAAGCCAGATTACTCTTATAGGCCGTACGAATATATATATTGATAGTAAATCAGAGGACATGGACAAAAGATGGGAAATTGGTCAAGCTGGCCTAAGTACATTAATCCACTCAGATCCGATAATGAGACCTCTTGTAGAAATACAAGAAATGAGGAATCAGCTTGTAAATCTCATAATGGAAACAATTAATCATGGAATTCCTTCAGATTTTGCAGATCCAGAAACTATTAACTTTGACACCTACGGTAGATTTGAGGCTGTTCCCGGATTTATATATAAAGCTAAGCCTAGGAGACCTGGTGATCCTTTGGGCAATAGTTTTTATACTCAAAATCGGGCAACATTATCGAGAGAAGTAGCTTTGTTCTTACAACAGCTTGATAAAGACGCACAGTTTAGTATAGGTTCATTTCCAAGTGTATACGGTGGTCCTTCTGAAGGAAAAAGTAGAACATTTTCAGAGTATGCAGCTTCAAGGCAAATGGCTCTGCAAAGACTCTCAATCGCCTGGACATACATAGTAGATTGGTGGGTCCGTACGATGACAGGTGCAGTTGATATGTATAAGGAATGCGTAATTGAGGATGAGCGTTTCACTAAGTATGAAAATGGCAATTATATTAACGTCTGGATCAAGCGTAGCGAAATGGAAGGTAAGATTGGAGGAGTAGAAGCAGAGGCTTCTGAAACTTTTCCAGTGAGTCAAACTCAAATCAAGGATCTTTTACTTCGGTTAATAGAGTTGAACAATGAATATATAAATGCTGCACTGTATAATCCAGAGAACTCTAAGATAGTTCAGGATGCACTTGCCCTAACGGAATTACGGATTCCAGGAGAAGACCAACGTGTAAAACAATCGTATGAAATAAATGAACTTTTGAAATCTGGACCCATAAATGAAATGCAGTCAACAATTCCAGTCGAGGAATTTGTTGACGATCATAACATACATATAAGTGTCCTGAAGTCATTTATGGTAAGTTCCATTGGAATGGAGGAGAAACGTACAAATCCTCTAGGCTACGCAAATCTAAATGCTCATATGATGGAGCATCAGTTAATAATTATGAAGCAGCAAATGCAACAAATGCAGATGCAAGTTAGTCAACAGATGCAAGATAAACAAGGAGAAGTTCCTAAAGGACCAACAGAATGAATGCGCCGAGTATAAAACAAGAGAATTTACCGCCGAGTCAGCCACAGAAGAAATTATATGCATATGATGCAAATAATAATATGATTTATGAAGGATGGGCTGATCCTGGTGTGCTTTCCAGTGAGCCTAAGTGGGCCATAAGGAAAGCAACATTTGATGGCAATAATAACATGATAATGGAACGGTTTGCATTTGCAAGTGGAAGTTTATTGCAGGGTAGTAAGAACACACAGAAAATCTTTGTATGGGATAATAGGACTACTTATGATTATCAGTAAGTGTATTGTATTGGGATTAATATGCATTGGGACTGCAAAGTCCCAATGCGGCCTATATGGACGCATTGCAAATATAGGAAATAACCAACGGTCCTGCGTGTATGATTTAAGTAAAGTAGGTGGGGCTAGTACGTTAAGTTTTGCTAATATAACCGCAGGAAATAATACAACTGGATTAATAATGAATAGTGGAGGAGTATTGAGTGTAAATGGAACCGGAATAATTAGCGCTAATCAAATTAATGGGATTAGTGTTCCAGTAAGCGCCGCATTAGTAGGAACAGATTCTAATAGTAGATTTATTGCAAAAACTTTAGGAAGTCCAGATCAATCTATCCAATTTAATAATTCTAATTCTTTAAACGGACTTAGTCACGTTAAAAGTGATGGGAGTGGGAATTTAGAAATCATCACTGTTCCAGACCCCACGATACCAGCTATGTTAGCGTTAGCGGGATTAGGTGCCGGAAATGTAGACAATGGAACTCATTGTTACGCTTATCAGTATGTGACACTATCTGGAAGCACTAATCTTAGCATTAGCAATGTTCAAACTGCATCTATTACTGTTACAGATAATACAGTAAATGGTCAAGTTTCTGTTACTGTTCCTGCTAGTGCAGACACTAGAGTTACCAGTGTATATGTGTATAGATCTTTAACTGGTGGGGACTGTAATGGGACTGAAAGTGTTCTGGCATTTTACTGGATAACTGCCATCGCTTCTAATGGTGGATCATTTACGGATAATAATTCGGATGCCACAATCACAGGCAACGGCACGATACTGGACAATGCCATTGGATCTGGGAACACTACAGGGACAATTGCAACCAATAACAATCCAATGCAAATAAACGATCAGGGTGGGATAAATCTTTCTAGTTCTTATGGTGTTCCAAATTCTATTTTGTTCACTAATTCCGTTGGATTTTTTAATAGCTCCGCATCTTTTCCAAATAATGCAACACAGTATTTGAATGGAAATGGATCTTTTTCTACACCTTCAAATGGAATACTTCAAGGAGTTCCTGTTACTTTAGGTGGATCTCTCTTAACTGCATTATCTTGTGCAAGTACTACATCAGCGGTAACAGGCGCGGCAACAGGAATGTCAGTAGTAATAACACCGGATACTTATCCTGGTGACGGAATCATATGGAAGGGTTACATTTCTAATCCAGATGAAGTTACTGTAAAAGTATGTGCATTGGCTGCATTAACGCCAACTAGTTCAGTGTATGAAGTGAGGGTAATTCCATGAAATGCATAGTATGTATAGTATGTGTAGTATGTATACTAAATGGTCAAAATTCAGTAATTCCTCAAGTAATTCCTAGGAAATTAGTAATTGCTGTTACACAGCAAGCTCAGACAATAAATCTAAATATAAATGCAGAATTAGCAACGTCATTAGAAACTGCAAGGCTAAATATAAAAGGTCCAGATGGAAAACTGTTATATCCTGATATTCAATCTTTGGTGAAAGCATTGCTAAATCTACAACTAAAGCAATTAGTTAATCAATATCCTACAGAAAGTATTAAGATTAAGAAAGGAATACTAAGCAAAGCACAAATTGATGTTGATAGCGTTGAGAATGCTATTATGGTTAAATAAATATTGGAATATGAGGACAATAGATGTTTTACTTATAGTAATAGGACTTTATGTATTATATATGTTATTAGCAATACTACTTAGTAGGAAAGACAAGTAGTATGATTAAAATAATATTAATGTTACTTCAAATGCATGAAATGCAGCCAGGTAATGTTAACTTAATTCATAAAGACACTTGGATTATATATGATTTATTGAAAAATAAACCAGTAATATGTAATAAATATTCAGAATTCACATTATTTATAGCTATTGATTCTAATGCTAAATTTTTATGTCAGCAAGGTGGACAGTATACTTTATATGTAGGACCTAAAATAATAGATGATGATCCAACTCCAATTATATTAACAAAGTCATCTCCAGCAATAGCAATTAAAAATTTAGGTATTCTTATAAATGGAATATGTTCTACAATGATGCCAAAATGGACTACATCTAATGTAGGGAAAACAAGTGAAATTCAGGCGAATTGTATAATTAAATAATAGCATGAGAACGTTAATAAGGGATAAGATAAAACTAAACCGGAACAAGGAAGATAGGCATAAATCTAAGATAATGAAGTGCCTTAAATGCCTTAAAATGTTTAAAATGAAATCATGGAAGAAGTTGCAAATATGTAGCTCATGTTACCATCATAATTCTATAGAATTGAGAAACTGGAAGGCCATTGGAGACAAAACATATGAAGAATGGAGAGCGATGAACTACATCGAGAATGAGCTATGTGGACCAAGGGGAAATATACCAAGTACATTAGATCCTTCTTTGCTGCTAAGTATGATATGAAGATTGCTATTATATTTTGCATTTGTACGTATGCGTTTTTCATAGTTAGTGTAATTGTTATTTTTATGTTGCCATCTTCTGTTAATGTAGAGATTAATGGAAGTGGAAGTGAAGTAATTAAATTAGATAGGCCGGCTGGTCCGGAAAAGGAAATTCTAAACAAAAGAGATAGCGGAATAAAGAGAGAGCCATGAAATATTTGATGTATTCAACTTACGGAGAAGGTGCTCATATTTTGTATAGAATAAAGAATGAGGGAAATGATTGTAAGCTATTTATTAAAGATAAATATTATAGAGAAGTATTTGATGGAATGCTTGATAAAATTGAGTTAGAGAATATAGAGTCATTTATAGATAAGAATACACTAGTAATATTTGATAGCTGTGGGAATGGAGAATATGCTGATTATTTAAGAAAGAAGGATATAAAAGTATATGGTTCAAGTATATTCAGTGATAAATTAGAATTGGATCGTAACTATGGAATTGAAGTAATGAAGCAATGTGGAATTAAGGTTCCCAAGTTTGAAGAATTTACTGATTTCAATAAAGCAAAGGAATATATTGAGTACGGTAAAAATCATTTAGTATTCAAACCAAATAATGCTCCAACTAAGTTAACTTATGTTGCAAAGACTGAGCATGAATTAATAGAGTATCTAATATTTATAGAAAGCAAATATAAGAATGAGATAAAGTCATTTATAATACAGGAATTCCTGGAAGGAATTCCTGTAAGTTCTGAGTTTTTCTGTGATGGAGAGAATTTCTTATTCCCTGGGAATCATACGGTTGAAGTTAAGAAATTCATGAATAATGATCTTGGGCCAAGTTCAGGATGTAGTGGAAATATAACATGGCCTTGTGAAGATGATTATATTATAAAATCAGGCATAAAAAAATTAGAATTAATATGTAGAGAGAATCAACTTATAGGTCAAATTGATTTGAATACAATAGTAAATGAAAGAGGAGTATATGGATTGGAGTTCACTGCACGTATTGGATATGATGCCACGCCAACTCTGCTTACTTTAGTGAGAGAAGATATAGGACAGTTCTTCTATGATATTGCTTGCGGTCAAGAATATGATGACATAGACATAGATAATGAGTATGCAGGAAGTATAAGAGTTACAGTTCCTCCTTATCCTATTGATACTAAGAAAATGAATTTGTTGGAAAAAGTAAGTCCATCCAAAAATCTGCCGATTTTTGGATATGAAGAATATTCAGAAAACATATATATGTATGACGTTAAGTTAGGTGATGAAAAACTAGTCCATGCTTCAGGAAGTGGCGTGATATGCCTAGCAATAGGGACAGGTAATAATCCTGAAGAGTCATTGATTTTGCCAAATGAAATAGTAGAAAATTTAGTTATTCCCGATAAACAATATAGAACTGATTTAGACGTAGTACTTCCAGGAATGGTAAGTGAGGTTGAATTAAGTTATGCCAGAAAATAAAGTATTAGATTCTATTGTTAATGTTGATCCTAAGATTGATAGGAATAAAGGATCTGAAGGGCCAAAATATGATGAAGATTATAATATTTTAAATGAAGAAAAATCAGAAGCTAAAGAAGAAACTGAAGAGGAATCAGAATCAGAAGATGTTAAAGAGACAGAATTAGAAGAAACTAAAGAAGAATCAGAAGAATCAGAAGAATCAGATGAAGAAAAAGAGATAGAGACAAAAGATATTCCATACGGAAGGCCAACGATAAGAGAAATAAAAAAGGAATTCCCTGAATTCTTTACTAAGTTTCCAGAACTGAAGGAAGCTATTTTCAGAGAAATTGAGTATACTAAGTTATTTCCTACTGTAGAGGATGCAAAGTCTGCGTTCACAGAAAACGAAGCATTCTCAGTAATGAGTGAATCTGCATTGAATGGAGATAGTGGTCCTATTTTAGAAAGTCTAGAAAAAACTGATAAGAAAGCGCTTCAAGCATTTAGTTTCTCGTTCCTACCAAATCTATATAAACGTTCACAAGAGACATATTATGACGTAGTTACTCCTCTGTTTGAGAATATGCTTAGGCAAGCCTATAAGTCAAATGATGAGAATCTAAAGAACTCCAGCCTGAATATATTTCAGTATCTTTTTGGAGACAAAGGGGACAGCGAAGCTGTCCTGAAGGGTGAGAAAACTTTAAGTAAGAATCTAAATATAACTGAGGAACAAAAGAAATTACAAGAGAATAGGGATGCCGAAACGAGTAATCGCTTTCGGCAGACTGCTGAGAATGTAAGCTCAGAAGTTCAAAGATTTATGAAATCTCTCGTATTAAAAGATTTTGATCCTGATAAAGTATTCACACCATTCTTAAGGAATCAATTAGCTGAAGAAGTAGTGAAGAGAATTGATAATGCCCTTTCAAACGACAATGGGCATAAAATAATAATGTCAGCGAGATGGAAACATGCAAAGCAAAGTAATTATTCTGACGATGAAAAAAGCAAGTTGATCTCCACGTACCTTGCGCGTGCTAAATCGTTAATTGGACCGATTAGGGAAAAAGTTCGTTCACAAGCTCTTGGGAAAGCTGAAAAGCAATCCGAGAATAAACGAAAACAAATATCTGAATCTGTACATAAAGATAAGTCTGGAGTAGGGATGCCTGCAAATGGAAAACCGAGCAAAGAAAAGCCAGATTATCGAAAAATGTCAGATATAGATATTTTTAGCACGTAAAATTAAAAGGAGATAGAATAAAATGCCAACCGGCGGAAGTGCATCAGTAATTGCAGTTGAGATGGAACGTGTGGAACCAAAGATCGGAATTGTCTTTGAACGAGACGATACGTTCTTTTCTCATGTTGAGAAAGCTCAAGGAGAGGTGGTATCAGAGATTTCAATGCGTATTCCTTTGGAATTACATCCAAGTGGAGTATCTGGTCAATTCTCATCTAACGGTGACGATCTGGGCCTTGGGGACATGCCGGATTATGATAAGGCCGAAGTAAACACTGTTGAGCTAAAGCATAGTTTGCAGTGGACAAGTAGACGCAAATATGCTACGGATAGTACTAGGAAAGCAATCTTGGATACTTTTCGTAGAGATCTTGGAAGTGCAATGAAGGAATTCAGGAGGTTTAACGATTCTTTATGTATGCAAGCAGGCAATGGCGTGCTTGGAACAATTACTACTATAGTTAATGTGGGTGGCTTAGGTGGCGTGGATACGTACACATTAACTACGGATGGATTTGGAGCACGTCTTCTTCGGATGAAGCAACCATTTAACGTTTGGGACCCAACGTTAACTACGTTAAGGAATCCAGGAACTCTGGCAGGGGAATTGAAAGTCATTTATTATGATGGTCCTAATAAGACTATTATGGCCAGTAATTCTCCAAATAACGTTCAGGCGGGAGATTTGATTGTTGTTTCTGGCTTGTGGACATCTCCTCCTAGTAGTATACTAGGAATTCCGTATCATGCATCCAATGCAAGTACGGGAAGTTGGCTTGGTTTTAATCGTGCAACTACTCCTGAAATTCGTGCAAATAGAGTACAGGCAAGTGGATCTCTTGCCGTTCCTATGCCTCGTCTAGCAATGAATAAGATTGGAGACAGAGTAGGAATTGACAAACAGAAGAAATTAACGGCCTGGATGCATCCTTGTCAAAAACAAGCATATGAAGAGATCGGTCAGGAAGTATCTATTATCAATAAGGAAGCACGTGAGGAAGGCCTTAACTTGTACTTTAATGATAATATGCGTCTTGCAGGCGCTCCGATTGAATGCAGTTACTCATGGGATAAAACTCGTATAGATTTCGTAGATTATGGAATTTATAAGCGAGCAGAATTCTATCCCGTCGGATGGTATAAAGATGACAATGGAAATCGCTTCTTCGTGATGCGTGGTGCGAGTGGTGGAGTGGCAACGTCTAATTTGGCGTACATAACTTGCTCATGGCAATTGTACGCTAATAATCCAGCTGGCATAGCGTACATAGATGCACTGACTGTACCACCCGGATACTAGTAATGGAAAGCATTGAAGCAAACTCTATTCAGGGATGGCTCATTAATAATTCCCCAAAGAATTTAAAGGGCCATCCTATCTTTAGGCTAGTTTGGGGAAATGATCAATATGAGTTAGTAAAAGGGGATAATGGAGAAGTACGTAGAATAAAGAAATACAGCGCAATGGGGATCAATGAGAATTGGATCGTTGAGAAGTGGCACTCTCCTGAGGAATTAATTGATGCATTTGATTTCTTACCTGAAGTTAGAGAGCATGGATCGTACGAACCTATATATGTATTTGAGAAGCCTTTGAACCTTAAAGTAGTTCAGTTCTTGGTTAAGATGAGTTTGAAGCCTAAAAGTTCGAGTATGTTAATCAAAAGCGTAATTGAAGATGAGATGGATAGAAAACAAAGAAGAGTAGATAAAGAGTGTAATGAGCTAATTGGAGAGATGACAAGCAGTGAGCTTATGTCATACTTCCACTTTGGAGAAGCAATAATCGTTCCTTAATAGGAGAAATCAATGTCAATGATTGATAACTTTCCTGATGATAAGTCCACTATATTTTCTATTGTTCCATTCGAGATTTTTGAATTCAAACCTGGACTCTACCCTGGAAGCTATCGTATACCTGGATGCAAGAATGATGAAATCCCAGTAAGTAAAATAATAGGTCCATCAGAGCACTTGATGACGATAGGTGGTAAGAAGGAGCCTGCCAGAATTATCACACCTTCGTATCAGATCGCGGCCTCAATAGTTCGTGATTATATTGAAGGTCAATTGTTTGCCTCAGAGAATGCAATGCCTGGAATTACTTGGTTGCAAGGAAAAATATCCAGTGAGGAATTTAGGACCAAACATAAGGACGTGTATGAGAAAATCAAATCAGACCAGAAAGGATGGTTCATAAGGACATGCAAAGAGACCGATAATGATTGGAAGAAGTACAATAATTACCGAGTTGTAAGTGATCTTGCTAGATTTGCTGCTAAGAGTTTGGGATTGGAGTCAGAGTGGTTAAAGACGGAAGAGGTAGGTTATACGTACTTGAAGTGTAAGGCTTGCTCAACTATGAACGATCCCAGGAATGCCATTTGTAGTAATTGCAGATGTATTCTTGATGAGAAGAAATATTCTGAGTTAAGATTCGCAGGAGAAATTAAAGGAGCAACTAAATGAGCTTAACGCTTACAGTAACCCAACATTGGGATGACGGCAAACGCCTTCACGTAATAGGAACAGTAGCTGCTACAGGGAACTACGTTACCGGAGGAGTAGCTCTTGACCTAAGTGACTTTAAGATAAAAGATCCATCTGTGCCTTTGTTTGTATTAATTACTGGAAAGAATGGTTATAGTTATTCCTATATTCCAGGAACAACTCGTGCCAATGGCTTAGTCAAAGTTAATACAACGGCAGCTACAGAACTAACTCAGGCAGCATTTCCTGCTGGTGTAACGGGTGACTCGATTAATTTGTACGCAATCTTTCATAAGTTGGTGTAAATTATGTCCGTTGCAATGAGTCAAGTATTAGCGACTGCTAGAACTTTATTGAATGACGATGTAGGAAGTACGTTCACAGATCCTGTTTTAATACCGAAGATCCAAGAGGCACATAGAGAGCTTCAGGAAGAGCTTTGGATAACGGGATCTCCAATAGTTCGTGCCTTGTCAGCACCAATTGCCTACACTAGCCCTAATACTAACATAGACGCAGGATTGCCTACAGATATGCTTTGCCCTACCGCCTTGTTTGAGAATGCTTCAGGTTCTTTAATAGGGGCGGCAGGATGGCAACCTATGACTGAGGCTTTCTATGTTCCTATAGGAATGGCTCAAAGTACTGTACTAAGTATATGGGTTTGGCAGGGAGAAAAAGTATTACTAGTAGGTGCCAGTGCAAATAGAGCAGTCCTTATTCAATATAGAAGGCTTATACCTATTCCTCAAGTTGCTACTGACTTAATTGGGATTCTATTCGGTGAAAGTTATTTAGCGGCACGAAGCGCTGCCATTGCTGCTGGTACATTAGCGAGCGCTGAAGTATATACTGCAATGACGGCCTTAGCTAAGGAAAACTTAGCGAAGGTAATAAGTGCGAACCGTGGGAGCCAGAAGCCACTTTTGAAACCATGAATAAAATAAAGATTGAGATTACAGCGGCTAGAATTAGGAATATAATAGAAAAGATGAATCTAACTGCAAATGCGCAAATATATTTTCACAATGGGGAAATAGTTATGGAAGTTGATAATGTGTACATATTTGATATGGTTTTCCAAGAGTTAGTGAGAGAAATCAAATGAAATTATTGCCTTGTGAGAATGGGTGGAATAAAATACGTGAATCTCTTGCTAATGCAAATAAACCAAGAGATATATATGTATGTCCTCTTGGAAAGGTTATAGATAGGAATAATCCTGAAGATTGCTCAAATACTGAATTATGCGGTTTATGTACTCCTAAGGATTAGGCTATGGCTCTTGCTTTAGATGCTATAAAATCTGCTAGGATTTACCTAAACGATATAAATGGAATTACATGGAGTGATAGTCTTTTAATGCCACTTCTTCAGGAAGCGTACGGAGAAATTCTTCAAGAACTTGACCTAAATCAGCTTGGCGTATTGAAGTACGAATCCTGTCCAATATTAGTACCAGCGGGGCATTTTGATTTAGGAACAGATCAGCCTCTTAATATACTTGACCCTATAAGTATGCTTGAGAAGGCTCCAGGAGAAAGTGATGATTTCTACCAGGAGATGATACTTGTAGATTATCTTCCCAAGCAAGATATGAATTATAACTTGCTTTATTGGACTTGGAGACGTGAGGTTATAAAGTTCATCGGAGCTACGTCTGACCGTATAGTAATTATAAGATACAAAGGATCACTAACTCCCCCTCAACTTCTTACTGACAAACTTGGAATAATTTTCTCTGAGAAGTATCTTGGACCTAGAATTGCTTCTTTAGTTAAAGATTCATTGGGTCAGGATTCTAGTAAGTTTACAGAGATAGCATCAAGAAATTTATATAGTATTATTAAGAGAGGTGTTCTTGAGGATCAACGTCCGATTCGCCGTAGGCCGTATCGCGAGGCCAAGGGTTATTCTATTCCGGTAGGAACAGTTGTTGGTAATATTTCTGCTATAATTCCAAGTGGAACATATCAACGTACTGTTCTTCTTAAGGATTTGACTATAGGAAACAATATTGCAGATAATGTAGTGATTTGGGGACCTGTAAATTATACAGGGCAGTATCAAGCTAAAGTTGTTGAGGTAGTGTTACGAAAGGCAATAACTCAGGATTTGCATGTAGATTTGACTATGAAAGGAGTGGTTTATACAAATATAATTGTTCCTCATACACTTATACCGATGGTTCCAATGAACTTCATTAATTTCATAAATGCTATATTTCCAAATGATGGAGTATTTAGTGCCAATATAACTGCTAGTGATGGAAGTGTCGATATTGACGGAATCTGTAGTTTAACGACATTATACATTCCATACTCTACTTTAAACCAACCATGTGGGGAATAAATGAACGTTAATACTGGCCGAGAACCTTTACTTACATTGAAAGGATTCAATGGCCTTTATAGTAGAGGAAGTTATGATACTTGTCCTCAAGATCATTTAACAGATTGTATGAATTGCATCTTTCCAGGAAAAGATCAAGTCTCGATCCGTGAGCCAGTTACTATATCAAGCACATTTCAAAATCAAAACATTATATCATATTTCATAGCTGAGGTAGACAAAGATTCTAGAATGCTCTTTCTTAATATTAATGGAGAATTATGGGATGGTCTTACAAATCAGCTTTTAGCAACCGTGCCGGGAAGCGACGAAATCGTCGCTTTAAACATCTATGGAAGAACTTACATATCCTTCAAGAAAGAAGGGAAAGCATTTCCAGGAGACTTTCTTTACTATTACGATGGTATAAGTTTGAGAAGAGCAGCAGGCCATGGTCCTACTATTTCTCAGAAACCTATCTTAACGATTATTGGACAACCTCCGTCTGGAAGTTCATCAACAAGTACAAAAACTATACAGTTAACCGAAACTGATCCGGCAGGGCAACTTCCTGACGGAACGTTCTCAAAGATATACAGTTGGACTCCAGATGATATTGTTGCGTTAGGAGTACAAATTGGCCAGCAGATGGTTATTTCAGGATACTCTGGAGCCTCAAATCCACTTAATGGAACTTGGAATATAACTGCAATTTATCCTGGAAGTCCAAATAATCTTATAGAAATGGATGCATCTCCTGCTTTGGTTTCTACTACTGTATTTAGCGTCGATCCCTTAGGAACTGGAAACATAACTATAACTATAGTAACTTCTCCCCCGTTAGAAGTAGCTAACTCAATAGACGTAGGAGCCCATGGAGTTGCATATTCATTTCAGTATAAGAATGGATACCTAAGTCCTCCAAGTCAAATAACTTATATAGACGATCCTTCAGGATTTCCAATTCAAGTAAGTAATATTGGGATAGGCACGGACAATGTGATTGCAAGAGTCATATTAATGACGAAGGCAAATCAGAAGGAATTGTTCTTTGTTCCTAATGGAATAATCAATGACAATGATCCAATTCATAATTCGTTCATCATTGAAAATGTTCTTGATAATTCTTTACTTGAAAGTGCAGATTATCTTATTGACGTACTTCCAGATTTACCATCCTGTAGTGCATTAAGATTTTATAAAGGAAGATTAGTCATAATTGGCCAGGACTTATTTCCTGATGATATTCTAGTTAGCCAGCTTCTTATTCCTGAGGAATTCAATTTTAATAATAACGTAGTTCATATTCCTCCAGAAATTGGGAATAATCCCTCAAATACAGGCCTAGTTATACGAGACCTTCTTTATATCTTGAAACCAAATGGAACGTATGCAACTCAGGATAACGGGTCTGAGCCTTCATCGTGGGGAATCACTCTTATAGATTCAGGATTAGGTGCATGGGAAGGTAATTGCTCTGTTTTTAGCTCTAGCTTTAGTTCACAAGATAGTATGGATATTAGCTTTATAGCTAATAGCAAAGGCATATTAATATTTAACGGAACTTATATTGATCCGAGTATTACTATAAAGATTCGTACATTATGGGACTTGATTCCCCCACAATATATAAAGAATATACGAATTTGCCATGATATCAATTTAAAGAGAATATATGCAAGCCTTCCCTTATTGCCTCCAAGTACTTTAGGTGGCACGTTTACTCCTGAAACGAATGGAAATTGTTATACAATATTAATGGCAGATTACAATGATGGACTTTCCGCTAATACTATCAAATTCTCAATATGGAGTAGTAGATTCTTCACTAGCATCTTGAAACTAAGCATGGAGAACTTCGTTTTAGTTCAGAATAATTTGAATCAATTTCCTATATATCAGTTGAGCTTTTGTAACGCTTCTAATTCAATCTTTAAGATAGTCAGCTTCCAACATGGACAAGTGAGTAGTTCTGTATATTTTGGCGATATAGACCAAGACGGAACTCAATGGCCTATAAATCAGTATATAATTACTTCAGAAGTAAGCACTGGAGGTTTTGGTGTATTTACTCTTCTTAATCTAAGTATCAACGGATATTTACTAACTAATGTAGGAGTATATTCCAAAGATAGGAAAACTTTCCGTTTTATTCAAGGGTTGAATCTACTCCCATCAGTAATTCAGGAATATCAACGTAGCATGAATGTCGAGTCAGAATCTATACAAGTACTTATACAATGCAATCAGGCGGCAATCGGACCAGATACCTCCCCTGCAAGGCAGGGCTTCTTTCAGTTAAGGAAGCTCGATTTATATGGAAAGAGGAAGTATTTGGTGAGACCAATTTTGACTAATGCTTAATTGAGGGTAATTTGTGTACATTAAAATTCCTAATTTAACACGCAAGAATATTAAAAATTTTTACAAGAAAACATGGAAAAATATTAGTGGATTTGGCGATTGCTGGATCTGGATGGGAGCTAATGATGGTATATCAGGATATGGTAAATTTGGAATAGGTGGCCGTATGTTTGGGGCACACAGAGTGTCCTATTTTCTTCATACAGGGGATGATCCAGGAGAAAAATTTATTTGTCATCACTGTGATGAGCCTAGGTGCGTAAATCCAAGTCATTTATTTATAGGAACTCCACGTGAGAACAAATTAGATTCTATTAAAAAAGGAAGACATGGTTATAATCCATATAGAGATGGGAAAAATATGTTAACCAGTATGCCTATAGAAGAGCAACTAGATAAACAAGAGTTAGAAAGAATGATGAAACTAAAAAAGAATAAAAACGATGCCTAAAATACAATCTACACAAAATCTGTATTCACATCTTAAGGTAAGCGATATAAAATTATACCAAGCATTAGATACGTTTGATGCAAATATAAGGAGTATTTCTGATAATATAGATTTTCTTAAACTAAGTCTAGTTAATTGGCGTGTTCCACCTGTAAGTCATGTATCATCTGGGAATCCAGGGGATGTATCTTATGACAATTTTGGTAATTTCTTCTTTTGCTATCAGGTGAACAAGTGGGCTCGTATTGGCTCATCCGGATATAGTAACACATTTTAGTGCATTAAAATGAGTTTTGATTTTGCACCACATAATCTAACGAGTCCAACAACACCTCCACCGTATGTAGTTACTGCGAGCGGCGGATCTTTGGCTATACAAGATGCTTTTGATGGAAATACAGGTACGTATTGTGCATTATCTGGATTACCATGCTTCATCAAATTAGATGCTGGGTTTAGTTTCTCTAGACAGCTTATTTCATATAGCATTTTAGCTCCAGGAGGAGATACTAGGTTACCAAAGGCTTGGACTGTTCAAGGATCTAATGATAATATCTCTTGGACTACATTGGATACTCGTGTAGGAGAAATAGGATGGTCAGGAGGAGAATTACGTAATTATATATGTTCAGGAGTTGCTACAACCTTTAGATATTTTCAATTTGTAATTACTGATAATCAAGTTAGTGGAACTTATACTACTATTTCTCAGATATATCTATATGGAATTGGAGGTACTGATTACTTAACATTTAATGAATTGATTCCAGATGCTCAAATTAATGCATCATATTCATATAAATTAAATGTGTTAGGTGGAACTCCAGGATACGTATATGCAATTACAAGTGGATCATTACCTACTGGATTAAGTATGAATTCCAGTGGACTTATTACAGGAACACCTACAGTCGGAGGATTGTTTCCAATTACACTTCAAATTACTGATTCTATATCTACAGTTATAAGTGCATCTACGTCAATCTTCGTTTATAAACCTGGACTACCTTCTATAAGTTCAACGCTTATGAGACTAGAATCAGTTCTAGTTACGTCATATGAAAATGATGGCCATGCTGCTTTCCTAGATTTATTTTTAGGCAATGCAACATTTGATCCTACACTTCAGTTCTTAGGAGGAGGAACTCCAACAAGTGGATTAGGGAATATTTTCGTGTATCAAGGATTACCATTCGGCAAAACAGTATTTTATAATGCTTTTGACCTTAATGCAATTTCCCCGGACTCAAGTATTAAATTAAGTCCATCGTTGGATGTTAGTAATTGCATTCTATTTCTAACTATAGATGATAGTGCAATCTATACTTCTATTAATGTTTGGAATATATTTGGATTTTATTTTAGAGCTACATATTCAGATGGTTCTCGTCTATACAGTTCTCCTACAAATACAGCAATTTATAGTGTGGATAGAATAGGAGATGTCATTTATCCTGAGCTAGCAGTAGATCCAAGTTTCAATACTTTTACAAGTGTACAAAGGGCACGTTTTAGTGTATTATCTACAAGTATAACTTTCAAGATACTAAACTTTGGGTCTTTTGGATTGATTCAGCCAGATAAACCTATATTTTATTGTCCACCAGCAAATATTGGAAATGTTTATTATTGAAATATATGTTAATTTTACATTTAGCAGATCAAGATATAGTTAATGAATTGTCTAAAAGCATGGATATTCCTTGGTTGGATTTAAATAAATGCTTTATTCAACGTACTATAATTGATAGGGGCAAAGTAGTCTTAGTTGGCCTTATTAAGTTAAGTAGTGAGGTAATTCTATTAAGTGGAAATGGTTGTTCTAAATTCATTAAAGGAAAAGCCCTTATAGAAATGAATAAGGAATTAGTTATGGAATTAAATACAAGAAAAATAGATGAATGTCATGCCTTTATTTCTAATGACAAAGTTGGAACTATACTAGAAAAGATGAAATTCAAGCCAAGTAAATCAGATAGAGTTATGGTCTGGATCAATAATGGAGATTAAAATAATGGAACAAGATAAGGATTTACTAGAATTAGAAGAAGGAAGTAATCCTGAATATAATCCGGTAGTTAATGACATGGGAGTTCCTATAGTTGAGGATTATATACTTAAGATGAGTATAAATGAATGGACTATATCTAGTATTGATACTTGTGTTTTTCATTTAAAACATCTTCTTAATGAAGGAAAACTGAAACTCTCAGATGAGGATGGAGATTATATAGTTGCTGTCATGGGAATACTTAGTAAAAAGAAACTGGAGATACTAAAATCATGAGCAAAGCAGATCAACAGGCCGTTAAATCTCAAGCTCAAAATCAAATCTCGGCAAACAATCAGTTTGCTTCACAAACTGGAAGTCAATTGCAGGGAATATTAGGTGGATTTCAAGGAATTGGAAAATCTATTCTACCTTCGGTAGTATCTGGATATGGAGACATTGCTTCTACTGGAGGAATTAGCCCCGAACAGATAAGCGCAATACAATCACGTGCATCAGGAGCAGCATCAGGAGCGTATGATACTGCTGCTTCTGATTATCGTCGTCAACTGGCCGGAACCGGAGGTTACGGTCTTAGTGGAAGTGGAATAGATACTCTTGCAAGAAAAGGATCTCAAGCTGCGGCTGGCACAGCAGTTGATACTAGTGCATCTCTTGCAGGATTACAATCAAGTAATAGATTAGCAGCGATTGGAGGACTGGCAAACGTATACGGCCTAACTGAAAGTGAGGCACTTCAAACCGTAAATCAAATACTTCAGAATTATCAAGCCACTGGGCAATTAAATAATCAAGACCTTTCAATTCTAACAAATCTAGCAAATCAGCCTGGAATCTTCGATAAGATTCTAGGAACAGTAGGAACAATTGGTGGAGCTGCTGCCGGAGTATTAGGTAGTTTACCTGGAACTAGAGCTACTGGAACTATTAAGCATGGAGGTCCATAAAGTATGAGCCCTGAATATATATTAGATGAAAATGGGAATCCAATAGGATCTAAGATTCCTCAAGTTCAGCCTAATGCATCTTATAGTCAATTGCTACAGGCATTAAGACCAATGGGACAAAGTAATCTCCCGAGTCCAATACAGATGGCTCCAATTTTGCCTGGACAACAGGCTGAAATGAATCTTGGGAAACCTCCAGTATATGGAGATGCGCAATTTGCTCAGGGCAAATTGCGAACGGTATTGAATGCAATAGCTGGAGGATTAGCCGGCGCGGCAGGAAGACCTGAAATTGGAAGAGAATTAAGAGATCAACCATATACTAGAGCAGTACAAAGATATCAATCTCAATTAGCTCCAATTAAAGCACAGGAAGCAATTGAACAAGAACGTGTAACTAGGTCAGAAAAAGAACAACAATTAGGAATTCAGAAACTACAAGCACAAAATTTATATACACATCGAGAACTGCAAGATGAGATTGCTAAGGAGAAACTTGCTGAAGCACAGAGAGTAAATACGGCTAATATTGAATACAAGAAAGGGATGTCTACTGATCGAATTCAGAGATTAGATTTACTTAGAAGAAAGTTACCAATAGAACAATTGAAAGACTATGACCAATTAAGTCCGCAGATGCAAGAGCAATTTGCCAATATGTACGAGGCAATGCACCCTCTTAAGCCTGATACTTTTGAAAAGTATCAGGCAATGACTCCTGAAGAACAAAAGCAATTTCAGGATTTTAAAACCAAACAAGCTCAAGCAGTAGCTCAAGGCCAATTTAATGTTACTGGAAGCCCCAAAGCTATAGAGGTAACTGGACAGAAAGCAGGAGCAGTTTCAAAAGAAAGAACAAAAGCGAGATGGGAAGTAGAGGAAGAGAAAGTTTCTAAAGAAACTGACGCGCTAGCAATGCAAGCAATTAATGATCCAGATTCATATTGGAACTATTTCAATAAAGTTCCTAGAGCAGGAAGAGATAGATTTATAGATAAAACAAACCAGATTATAGGAATGGGGAAAGCTACTAAACCTATTAATCAACAACAACAAAAGACAGTAGATACTGCTAAAACTACTGTACTTCACGTCAATCGGTTAAATGAGCTTATTGATGATCCTGAATTGCAAGCTAGAGTTGGTCCTTTGCAGGGCCGCTTATCAGAACTTAATCAGACAATTGGAACCGAAGCGTTTCACAGGATGACTGAGGAAGAGAAGTTTGCTAGAATTCAGTCTGTTGGAACTTCAGGATCAATAAGCGCAAAAGAGGCTGAGTTCCTCAGCCTAATGAAGTACCTAGTATTATTTGAGGCAAGTTCTACTACAGGTTCATCCAGGCCTTCATGGGAATTAGTGAAGTATTTAGGGCAAACACAAGGTGCTAAGTTTGATGTAGAAAAGATCAGAGCTAATTTGAAAGCAGCAAAAGAAGCGGCAGTGTACAGAATTCAAGGAATATACGGACCATCCAGTAAAGGTATGCCTATAGAACAGCCTAATCAGATCCAAGGAATCAAGATAAGAGTAATAGAATAATGCCTAGAAAAATATCAATAGATAGAGATCAGAGTCAACAGCTTGATCCTAGTATTACCTGGCCAGAGAATGGACCAAGTAATATAACTATAGAGGTACCTGAGAGCTTAGTAGATAAGGATGGGAATGTTAAGGATCTAAAATTATTTCATAGTACTCTGAATGACGCTCTTTCGAATATACAGAAACCAGCTAGAGTAAGGGAAGGAAAAGGATTAAAACCAAGCCCAACTCATGATTATACTACTACTCCTAGTTCTCCTGTCATGGATAGATTATTGTCTCCATATCCTGGGGAAGACTGGAGAGGAACCACCGCAGATGTATTACAAGGAGTTGGGGATATTGCAGCAATGGCATCTTTGCCTTATATGGCTTTAGGTGGAGTTCCTGCAATGATTAATGTTGCTAAAGGTGCTTTAATGTCAGGTATAGGAGGAGGATTAGGATTAGGTATTTCTAAACTAACTGGACAAGATGAACAGGGAGAAAGATTAGGAACTAATTTAGGTGCTGTCTTAGGCGGCGGATCAATGATGAGTCCTAAAGTAAGAGCAGGAGCAGGAGGAATTCTTCCAGGAGCATATGAAGGAATGGCAGAACCCTCTAGAATGCCATTTCAAGGCTATATTCCTTCCTGGATGAAATTTGGTGAGATTGGTGGCACAGCAGGGGCGGCAATAGGGCATCCAGCAGAAGGTGCAGCATTAGGAGCTGTATTTCCTGGAATTAGGGGTGGACTTAGAGGATTTATTGAGTCTAGTAAAGACCAACCTTGGCTTCCCCAGAGATCGCCACAAATTCCTACCATGCCAGTTCAGCAAATAAGAGGACAATTAGGATCACCTACTGGTTTTCAATATAGTCCAGGAGGGCCGCCAAGTTCTTATTCATTAACTCCTGGGCAACCCTCACAAATACAAGGTGGAGGATTAGTTCCTCCTAATATGCCTCCGTTACTATCTCAACAAACTCAATACAATATGCCCCCTATAGGACCTAGAGCTTTATTAGAAAATGCGGCCGAAGGCCGCATAGGAGGAGCCATCCCAATGGGCCCAGCACAGGAAAATCCAAATATAACATATACAGGAAGGAAATATATTCCTACAGATATAAATAAATCAATAAATATTGATCCATCTCAATATAAGGATGTAACTTCTCCTACTAAATCTGAAGCAATTAAAGAGAGTAAATTCAAACCAGTTAAAACAACTGAAAGGACTACTAAAGCAAATGTTCCCAGTGAAGAAAGTTCAAAACAAGTACAAGTACAAGTACAAGAAAGTAAAAGGACCGAAGAAGTTAAATCTGAATCAGCCAAGAGTGAAGAGTCTAAGTCCGAATCAGAAACTAAAATATCCAAAGTAAATATAGAGGATTTATATACCTTAAGAGATAAATATGGATTACAAGTAACTCCTACTGCTAGGTTATTGATTCATCATGGAGTTGAAGTAGAGACTCCTACTAAATTTGGCTTAGGATTGGGTCGGATTGGGAAAGGAAAATTAGGAATTGCTGGAATTCGCCCAAATACTTTACAGTCTTTGGGCCTAAGTAAAGATGCCAATGAAGAAGAAATATTTAATAAAATTGCAGATATGATTAAGAGTATTAAGGACATTGAGGAAAAGTAAATGCTAGAAGAAAATTGGCTATTACATGAAAATGACTTAAGGGATAATCCTAAGAAAGCGTTCTATATGGGTGCCTATATAGCTGTTAATCTAATTGTTAGAAATTCTGATGGCGGAGTTATTAAGAATGAGA